AAGGAGTAGAAGATTATGATGTACTTCCAGGCTCTTATTGATCCTGAGTCACGTCGTTATCTATCTGAAGATTATATGTTCTGTCAGTGGGCTCGTAAGGCTGGATTAAAGATTTGGTTATGTCCTTGGGTTACTCTTTCTCATGTTGGATCGTTTGTTTATGGAGGAAGTTTACAAGCGCTTGCAGCAATTGGAGCTTCTGCAACAGCAGATCAAGGTCAGATTGGTAAGAAACCATCGCCAATATCTGAGTTAGAAAAGAAACAAAAGAAAGCAGAGAAAGCAAACGAACGAGTCAAAAAGAAGAAAAAATAAATGAGTGAACCAGATCGTTATTGGCATGATGTTGACTGGTGGATAGTCAAAAAACTAAAAAGCAAATTTGGTATTTCAATCGTCAAAGATAATAGTATTGAAAGAGGTCCTCTAAAAGCTATATCATCTAAACGAATAGAAGATGATGATATATTCAAGTTCCATTATACAACATCACATCAACAAAACATGAAGGCTACGTTGCATAATCAAAGGTTTCCTTGTCATACTAATGAATATGCACCTGATAGTCTTCGGCATATGGGTGGTTATGTATATCATGAACCATCCATAAAATCGTTACTCAATAATGGATGGCTTGCTTATAAAGATTCGGAATCATATAATCCAAATTTTATATTATATGACAAAGAAGGTAATCCAAGCGATTACTCATATACACCAATTGATTACTATATTAGTAAACAAGGATTCAGACATGATGGATCAACACCAGACTTTTATTCTGAAAACGGAGGGGCAATATACATAGGTGATAGTCATACTATGGGTGTTGGCTTACCCATTGAAAAATCATGGACTTATCTAGCACATTACAAATGCTCGTTGACTAAGAACCTAAGATATATGAATATGGGAATGCCAGGATATGGTATTGATGCATATTATAGGTTATTGAAACGACACATGCCACACATAAAACCAAATTATGTTATAATGTCATTCCCATGGCAAACGACTAGAGCAGAAGTTTGGAGTCCTAAGTGGCAACGTTGGCACAATGAAACAATCAACAAGTTAGGCAAGAAACGGCTTGAAGATGAAGAAAGCAGAGTTGTTGAATTCTTTCACACAGCAGCTGCTTACATGAGATGGTATAAGAACTTAGATGCTATTAAGTGGTTATGCTATCAGAATAATGCTAAACTATATGCAGTCGAGGAGGACCACACGACTCAAAGAATTATTGATTTAACTGGCAAGTATAGAGTTCAATTACATGAACATGATTGGGCTCGTGATCTGGTTCATGCAGGGTTTGAAACGCATGAACACAATTCTGAAATAATGGCTGAGATAATGGAGATCCATTTTGGAGACGATGATGAAATTTGATAATGATACGGTTAATGTATTAAAGAACTTTTCTTTAATCAACCCATCAATTGCTTTTAAGCCGGGCAATGTGTTGGCTACTATGTCACCACAGAAAAGTATTATGGCTCGTGCTAGGATTACAGATGAGTTCCCTTCTGAAGGAGCTATCTATGATCTAGGAAGATTTTTGGGTGTTGTAAGTTTGTTTGATAAACCAGACTTTAACTTCAATCCTAATTATATGGATATCAGTGATGGTAAGCATAATGTCTCATATACGTTTGCTGATCCTTCAATGATTATTACACCAACGAAAGAAAGCATTGATATTCCAGATCCTGATTTGGATATCTACATTACTAATGAAATGTTGACAAATGTCCTTCGGGCTGCTAATGTAATGTCATTACCTGAGATTTGTATTAGAGGCCACAAGGATATTTCTATTCAAGCTGTTGATAGTAATAATCCAACAGCTGATAATTATACTCAAGTACTTGGTCCTAATGAGACTGATCATAACTTTAAGTTTATCTTCAAAGTAGAAAACATGAAGTTAATGCCCTATAACTACCATTGTAAAATTACACAACGAGGTATCTCGCAATTCACGTCAAACAACGACGAAGGTCCGAAGTTGACATATTGGGTTGCTATTGAGCAAAACTCCGAGTTTAAGTAATGCAAGAAAATTTTCTGTGGGTCGAGAAATATCGACCTAGTACTGTCCAAGATTGCATCCTGCCGACAGAACTAAAATCTACGTTCCAAGAGTTTGTTGATCAAAGTAACGTACCTAACCTTATACTAAGTGGAGGAGCTGGTGTCGGAAAAACGTCTATTGCTAAGGCTATGTTGGATCAGCTTGATTCTGATTATATTGTCATTAATGGTAGCCTTAGTGGGAACATCGATACTCTACGAAACGACATTAAGCAATTCGCTTCCTCTGTTTCTTTCTCTGGTGGAAGAAAGTATGTCATCCTTGATGAAGCTGACTACCTTAATCCTCAGTCTACTCAGCCAGCCCTCAGAAACTTTATGGAGGAGTTCAGTAAGAACTGTGGGTTTATACTGACATGTAATTTTAAAAACCGAATCATTGATCCTTTGCATTCAAGATGCAGCGTCATTAACTTCAAGATTGCTAACAAAGATAAGCCAGAAATTGCTGCACAGTTCTTTAAGAGAGTGATGGGTATTCTTGATAAGGAGAACATTGATTATGATAAAAAGGTTGTTGCTGAACTTATACAAATGCATTTTCCAGATTGGAGGAGAGTCTTAAATGAACTTCAGCGGTATAGCGTTTCTGGTAGCATCGATCCTGGGATCCTTACTTCTTTATCCGATGATAGCTTCAAGACGCTTGTATCGTTTCTTAAAGAGAAGAACTTTACCGAAACTAGAAAGTGGGTTGGACTAAATATTGATAACGAACCATCAATATTGTTTCGAAGAATATATGATAATTGTTCAACATACATAGCTAAAAGTAGTGTACCTCAAGCAATATTGATATTGGCAGATTATCAATACAAGTCTGCATTTGCAGCTGATCAGGAGATTAATCTAGTGGCTTGCTTAACTGAGTTAATGGCTGAGGTTGAATGGAAATGATTCCATCATTTCAAATGGGATTAACTGATGAAGAACGAAGTCATCTATTAGATGGTATCTATGACCCAAACAACAATATTGGTCCTAGGAAAAACTTTCCAGGTGATACGTTTACACAAAAGAATATGTATAACTTTAACCAACATTTTCTAGATTTTAGTCATAGGTTAATTGATATGGTCTCTGCTGTGTTTGGTGGTGATTTTGGTATAGGGCATATGTGGGGTATTGTTTATAAAAAAGGAGATGAAGTTTATAAGCATAATCATGTAAACTATTCTCATGCATTTGTATATTATGTTAAGTGCTGTGATAAGTGTTCTTCAATTGTCTTTCCCAATTTGGAAGAAAAAATTGCTCCAGAGTTAGATAAAGTACTTGCATGGCAAAATAATAGCTCAACACATCACTATGTTGAATCCCAACAATGCGAGCATCATAGGGTTGTTTTATCTGGACATATGATGAGGCTTCAATGAAGTGTGATAGATGTGAAGCCGTAATCACAAAAGAAGAAATGGGTATAGTATTGCAGGGAGAAGATTATAATTATAATATTTGTAGTCGATGTTTAATTACTTTTGCAGAAAGTGAGCATGATTGTGATGACGGATTTGGAGAGCTTGAAGAAGATAGTATGGCAAAGGATTAATAATTTAGTTAATAATCCTAAACCTAAAAACTGGATTTTTTCAAAACAAAACGACAGTGATCTTTATCTTTTGGATAAAGAGGATTGGCATTGGCTTCATGGTTATCATTGTCCAGCAAACTTTATTCCTGGTTTTTGGCCTCATCGAGGAGAAAAACTTTCTTGGTTTCCAAGCGATGATGAAAAACGTTTTAATGAAAATCAAGATTGGATGGAACAAAACGGTTGGACAAAGGAGTCAGTATACTATAATACAAATAAGCAAGGGTTTAGAGATTTTAGTATAGAAACAGATGTTACCTCTGAAACGGGGGGTGCAATTTATTTGGGTTGTAGTTGTACATTTGGCACTGGAGTAAATTTAGAACAAACATTCAGTTGGTTAGCCCATCAACAATATTTGTCACATATGAGATATTTAAATTTTGGTATGCCTGGGGCTGGATTAGATACGTATTATAGAGTTTTAAAAAGTTATTTTGATATTGTAAAACCAGAGTTAGTTGTCGTCTCACACCCTTGGGCCGTTTCAAGATCTGAAAAATTTGATACTCAATTAAGCAAATGGGAAAGTTTAAACGTCCGATCAACATCAATTGATCCAGCTGAGTATTTTTGCAATGAAGCATCTGTGTTGAGATTTCATAAAAATCTTGACGCTATACAATGGATGTGCCATAAAGCTGGTTGCAAGTTTATTTTGTTTGATGTACTTTCAACAGATAATCAAAATAAATTTGTTGACTATGCCAGAGATATGGAGCATCCTGGACCAAAGCAACATACAATATGGTCCAATAAACTACTGGAATTAATGCATGAAACCCTTTGATTTTGTAAATAGCATCAACCACAAGAAAAATAATATGATGAGAGATACGGAGAATGATGAATTAGCTGAATCATCATATGTTCCGTTTTTGACTAACAGATCCTTATCTTACTTTCCTGATACGTTATTCTATGCTAATCAGATGAATATCCTCCATAATGCTGACAATAAGCTCCAATACGAGTATTTGCTAAATAGTATAAGACCCAAGAAGCGATTTGCGAAGTGGGTGAAGGCAGAGGATAATGATGATTTAGAAATGGTAAAAATGTATTATGGATATTCAAACAAGAAAGCACAGCAAGTTCTATCTATTTTGTCCTCTGAACAAAAAGAACAAATAAGAATAAACTTAACCAGAGGTATATCAGATGAGCGTAGGGTCGATTGATTCTATGGTAGAAGTGACATTGAAGAACGATGAGGACTTCTTGAAAGTTAAGGAGACGCTAACAAGGATTGGTGTAGCTTCAAGAAAGAACAAAGCGTTATATCAAAGCTGTCACATTCTTCATAAACAACAAAAATATTACATAGTGCATTTCAAAGAGCTTTTTGCTCTTGATGGAAAACCAACGAACTTTGACCAAGAAGATATGGGTAGACGGAATACGATTGCTAATTTGCTTGAAGAGTGGGGATTGGTTAAAATTAACGATCCAGAAAGAACTTCCGAACCAGTAGCACCTCTTAGTCAGACAAAAATAATTTCGTTCAAAGACAAAGACCAGTGGGAATTAATACCTAAATATAACATAGGTAAAAAGCGTTGACTTTCAACGGCTAAGGACCTATATTAATATAGTCACGCCAGATTGGGTGACATAACATATACTTGCTTTAAGGAGTATCTAAAATGGTTAGAACACTATTGGATCTTAATGATCCATTTTTCCGCACAACAATTGGTTTCGACAAGATGTTCAATACACTTGAACGTCTTAATGGACACTCTAATGTGTCTGAAAGTTATCCACCATACAATTTAATTAGAACAGGTGATGATCGCTTCGTTATTGAAGTAGCATTGGCCGGATTTTCTAGGGAGGAACTGAATGTCGAAATCAAAGAAAACGTCTTACACATCAATGGCGAAAAAGAACTCGTCGAAGATGATGGCAAAAAAGATTTTATCCACAAAGGCATTGGGACACGGAGGTTCCACAAAACATTTACCTTGGCGGAGTATGTTGAGGTTGTTGAAGGGGCGTACGTAGACGGCGTCCTCACTATAGTATGTGAAAGGCAGCTACCAGAGGAAAAGAAACCTCGCAAGCTGGATCTTGGAGATTCAAAAGTGCTTCTCCAAGAGTAATAAATAAGGGGGCCTACGGGCCCCCTTTCAAATGGAGATTATTATGAATGTAGATAAACTTAGAGAGGAATTGGAAATCGATGAAGGCGTTCGGTACCACGTGTATTTGGATCATCTCGGTTATCCTACTTTTGGTATTGGCCACCTTGTCATTGAAGGCGATCCAGAATATCCCGGTGAAGAAGGTGAGCCAGTTTCACCAGATAGAGTTAAAGAAGCCTTCGAATCAGATCTCGAAGGAGTCTTGCAAGACTGCAACATCCTTTACCCAGACTTTGACGATCTGCCAGAAGAAGCTCAGCATGTAATTGCAAACATGATGTTTAATATGGGACGACCTCGATTGTCAAAATTTGTTGGCATGAAACGTGGAGTTGACAAACGTGATTGGAATGCTGCAGCTGATGAAATGGTTGATAGTAATTGGTATCGTCAAGTAACCAACAGAGCTGCTAGACTTGTAGATAGGATGCGGAATGTCGGTTAATCCAATTGAGCCAGTAGGATCAGTACCAATAGATACGTATACAACGTATTTTGCAAGGCCTCTAATTAGTGCTACAGGTACAGAGCACGTTGCTGCTACTGAGCAAATTGATAGTAATGGTAGAACATTATCAATATCAGAATCTGTGTTGTTAGTGTATGATAGATTTGCAAATTTGCAAACGCTTAATCAACTTGATCCATCAACAATAAGAGTTGACGTATAACTCTTTTGGTAGTATAAATATAGTATGAGATTTTACACCGGTTGTTGGGAGTACCGGCTCCCCTCTTTGGATAGTAATCTAAAGAAGTATGGCTTCTCGCAAGGAGTTGGTCGAGAAGTCCGTAATTCGCTTTTCCATATTGGTTACGATGATGGTAAGCGGTTTATGGACCAACACCATTACGAACCTTATATGTTCGTTGAGAATCCAGCTAGACCTTCTGGCTTCCATTCCATCGATGGTAAGGTACTGCAACGTATTGAGTTTCCAGATATGGGTGCACAAAGAAAGTATATCTGGGAACATAAAGATATCTCTAATCATAAAATCTATGGATCACCTAACTTTCAGTTTGTATT